GCGTCAGCTCGCGGCTGCCCATTCTTTTGTACAAACTTCCCCCATACAAAAGCACGTGCTCTAACTACAGAGAAGACTTCTCCATCATCCAAACCCTCCTCACACAAACCATATGCCAAACGCATAAGTGCACCGCTGCGAGAACCTTCACCAATCATCTTTGTAAGAAGGTCAACAAGATCAGGGTTCTTGATTGACCGCTCAAGCAAAACAGATTGGTGATCGGGGATCAGCATCGGATTGAAATTAGTAAGAGTTGCCTCATCGCTTCTTGCTACAGGAACAAATCGGAAGTCAGCTTCGAGATCGAAAATGGCTTCCTTTTTAATACTTAGAATCTTTACTGGATGCTTTTCTTCATACTTATGGTTCATAGAACCTACAGCACGTAGACCGTGATTACCCTTCCAGGCTCCCACATCAGCATCTAGTGCGTAGGCAATATTTCTATTGATCGTCTGAAATTCCAAGAGATCTGTGCAGAACTCTTTCAGACGCCAATACATGTGTACCTTGGATTCCAAGGAACTTTGCACTACCAAGGTGGGGAGGCCCAGTTGGAATTCATGAAGTCTAATATCACTGGGCACCCCCTTATCGCAGTCCGCCCAAACTACGAAAGTTCCCTTTACATTGGAAACTTCACCATTGGCTTCTTCAAACAACGCAGGCATAAGCCAGATATCACGAAGAGTTCCTGCTTCACGAACAAAGTCGTGAACAGCCTCTCGATGATCCGGCCAGTAGAAATAGGATTCTGATACTTCATCAGCGACCGGATCATGAACTCTTGTTGTTACCCAACCTTCAATATCTCCAGACCCATAAAGAATGTCGAGCTGGATATCTAGTGCATGACGGTCGTACGACAACTTTACTTATTCCTTTTCTTCGGTCTCCACAACAGGGAGTTCCAAATCCTGAATAGGCTTTCCGGCATTAGCTAGCATTTTCCATGCGAGCTTACGCCCGGGATCGGTTTCTTGTGCAGCATTATAAGCTGCGATCTGTAGCGAACCCACCGGATGGTGTTGACAAAAACATCCCTGGCTTTTTTCGCCAGGCTCCCCACAATGATCCTTCATGTCTCCAAGAGGATTTGCCGCACTCTTACATCCATCGCAAATCAAGAATTTATCCTCTACGATTCCGAAAACAGACATATAAGTTGTGCCAAATCGGCCAGCATGGCTCATACGCTTAAAGGCTGGGCATTCATTAAGAATATGTGTAGCGTATGTTCCAGGAAGAACCTTAGTAAGTTCGTGATTCTTATCTAGAACCTTATTATAGTCAAGGTCCGATTCACTGCCAAGAAATTCTTCATCTTTGGCAGTACAAAAATCACACCACCATCGAACGTACCATTCCCTCTTTTCTCCAACCTTCCGAGTATGAAATTTATAAGTCAAGACTCTTCCCCAAGTCTAGTGGTGGCCTGCTAAGCAGATAAGAAGCTGCCCCTCCTATACAATAGAAGGGGCAGCAGCTTACCTAATTAGAAGGAAGCCCCGGGACCACTACGGGAGAACTGAGACATACCCTTGTTGGCCTCTTCCACAGAGAACAGCTTTACCATGTCAGCCTTCTGACGACCAGTCAGGTTGTTATCACGGTCTCGTGCGGGAACGTTGTTGATCTGACCGTAAAATTCCCGGTTAATGAGAAGACGCTGCACAGACTTGAGGTTGAAAGACAGAACCTCTGCCTCATTCAGACCAAACTTATCGAAGTAGAAACGAATGCGATTCTTAAGGGTTTCGACCTGATCCGGAGTGCGATCCACATCCTTACTGGGGAGAACAATCCACATCTTGTATGCACGGCCGATCTGGTTTTCCTTACCAGCCTTGATAGTCGCCGTAACTTCGATGCTAAGAACCTTGGTCTCCGGGTTCTTCTTCGGAGTCGCAGCAGAGATTCGGAACAGGTACATCCCGGGAAGAATCGGGGCAAAAGGATCGACAATTTCCTTCGAAACATCTGTGACGTCAAAGATGTTCTCGTCTTCAGAGAGACCATAATCGACGTTCGCAGCTGCATTCCCACCGAAGCCACCAAACGGGTTTCCACCAGAATTGTTGGCATCAGAAAGGAACGAAGGAACTCCGTCAAAACTTGCCGGGGGGGTGTTGTTGTCGTCGGAACCAGACAGGAACGAGGGGACGTCAGACATTGTCTCACTACTTTCTTCAGTGGGAATGTTTTCTTCGGTGCTGCTCTCGGGCTTTACTTCCGGCTTGCGCGCCATTCGTTAATCACCTTCAAGAAATTGTCGTCTGATACGGCATCAGGCATACTAGACAATTGACTCTTTGCAGCAAACTCGTTTGCCTTAGTCCGGACGGTCAAAAATCGCTGACCATCTGTCGTTCGCTGCAAATAACCAATGATATTCGCTTGTCCGTTGAGAGCATTATAGACCTTATCAGTCATTGCCGGTCGCGGGATCGGATAGATAACATTCTTCTTTTCCTGCGGAAACTGGACATGTGCGCAGATTGTTACATCTACCATGTCCTGCTTCGCAAGTCGCCCGAAAATATCAGTCCAAACTCGCAAGCTATTATTATAATCCCCCAGAACCGGGAGAGTTGGGTTTGCCCTTGTTAGCTTAATACCATCCGGATTGTTGGGGTCCATCGCTTCGTTGATGAAGAATTCTTGGACGCCTGCAAAACTGTCGATAGCAAAATGCTTTACCGGGAGTCCACCAATTTCCCAACCCTTGCTGATCTCGTAGAAGATATCATCGAAGTCACGAATGCTTTCGACGGGAATTACTTCTGTCTTCTTAGCCAGCTCGGGGAAATCGTTTAGTGCACGGTGACCGGACTCCGCAGTAAGGATAACTAGAGAACCTGTCTCCTCAGTCATCTTTGCAGTAAGAACAGTCTTACCTACGTTGGGATTACCATATAGAACTGTGAAAAGTCGTCGTGGCATATCATACGCATTCGCAGCTCGCCTACGGATAGACACTACAGTGCTTTCCTTCCTACAATCACGTGCTTGTAGCGAGTACAAAGTTCTGTCTGCATTCCCACTATATCACCTTCGGGAATGTAATACTTATTTAGTTGGGAACTCGCATCAAGTGGATTTCGAGCAAGGACTAGATGTACTTCTTTTCTTGGAACTTCTGTGTCAGACTCTTTGAAGAATATTGTTAGCTCGTAAAGTTGTTTTGCATCGGGTTCATTATACATCAGTCTGTCTTGTCCTCGTAACCGTAAGAGTTAGGGACAAAAGAGACCTGCTCAAGAATGGTGGTGTCTTGTCCTTCGAGCTGCGCCTTACAAAGAACCCAAAAAGCACAGTACTCGCAATTGTACTTGACCATCGTGCGTAGTGCGGCACGATCCACTTCTTCTCGGGACATACTCTTGTAGCGATTAATTCGCTCAGCCGCAGCCGTGTGGTTATTCGCTACAGCAACAAGTTCAAGCTCAGTAGGAGTAATGTACTCCCTCTGAAACTTAACTGTCGCGTCTTCTCGATGGCGCAGCTCATTTACCATGCCATACTCAACATTTTCTCCCGGGAACAACCTACGGAGACCGGTGACATAACCCGGAAGCTGACTGTTGATTTCAATTGCTACCTTGGGCCAGAAGTTATACAGAAACTTGTGATCCCAAGGAACAATGAAGCCATCAAGCTTGTTGCGCATGACAACGTCGGCTCGGCCAACAAAATTAATCTCAGGAACTTCGAGCAGTATTTCAACGCCGAGAATTTCCCACATATCAAGTTCGTCGTCGTAGAACTTGAAGTACTCAAGCAGAAGTGTACCCAGAGACGAATACATCTGGGACATATCTGGATCGTGCATGTGCTCGACGGAACGCTCAAGAAGCCTGTTATACGTTGCCTTTATGGCATCCTTCCGAGGAACACCTTCCATAACGCTCCGATAGTAGAACTCCAGAGCCTTATGTCCGATGACACCTCGGGTAATAGCTTCGCCGATACTTACCGGCTCATAGTTGTAGGCAGGATGATGTGCGTACTTCCATTGAGTCTCACAACTCAGAAGGCTCATCACCTGCGAATTAGATGCATTCGGCACAGTAATACATCCTCGCATAGTTCGTGTGAAATTGTTCATTAATCTTGCGGATGTTATACCCACAGCGTGCAAGTCGGATTACACTGGGTACGTCTTCTGGTGCATCCCTATCAATAAAATACTCTTCACAAATATCGCATTGGTAGAGTACATCAATGATCGGGAATCTATCGCAAAAGTACTTACCATAACTTACTTCTACGATATTGTTTGTTGTGAAAGGAAAGATTTCCCAACACGAACGCACAGAGGACCAGTGTACCACCTGGCCATCCTTTACGCATCTTTGCAGGTCAGACCCCATGGATGGTACACAAACACACAGCTGTGCGACCAAATTGTCCGGAATGTCCGATTTAATTTCTTCCCACCATTTTGGAAACCAATTAGAATCCTTCCAGTACAAAAGTTACTCCTTACATGGAATCGGCTACAGAAAGCCCTTTGGCATTTCTGTAGCCGACTAATTGAATGGCTGAGTATATCACTTACGGAAGAACTCCGCAAACGTTTCCCTACCCTCAGGGCTGTTCTTCCAAGCGTCAGCTTCTGCGCTTGTTCCGTCGTACTTTCCCTCATAAATATTGGGGATCAAGTGGTCCAAGCTACACAACTTAAGCTCCTGAAGGAGTACAGACTGTGGCATGTCGTGACTACCAAAGTAGTCGTTAAACTCGCTCTTCTCGGCTCGACTAATCAGGGCTTCGATTCTCTTGAAATCATGCTTGTTCTTTACACCCTTGAGTGCTTCCTTGAGATCATTAACCAGAATTTCATCGCTGGGATACATTTAATCCACCGCCTTCTTTAGCTTACCTTTTTGGAACCATTCAAATTCGCTGGCAGCTAGCTCTTGGACTGTTGCTTCCACGGGGGAGTGGCTTGGATAGGTGGCTCCCCATACATAGTCTTTGTCATTAAGAGCATGCCACCTGTTGTGACAGTTGTGACAAATTCTGTGGACGTTACCACGTTCATTGTTGAGCGTGTTTTTGTCGGGGCCGTGGTGTCTTGCCTGTTGGAGGCCATTGATGCAGCCCACAATAGGAGTTGCTCCGCCCCCGCAATGCTTCTTCTTCTGCCACTCACAAGCTGCCATTGCATCCAATGGATACAATTTAGCAGCGCGTTTGCGCCCTGTTGACTGCTGATCTTTTAGCTCCGCATCTAGTTTGTACGTCGTGATTTCGTCAAAAGAATCAAGAACATCATCGTCCCCGCCCCCATCAAAAAGGATGTCGCTGCCACAATCGCAATTACCATGATCTAGACACTCCCATTTTCTACCCAAATTGCAGGCAACACATTTAATCCGGCTGTTCGCCCCTACGTTGCTCATGGAGCATCCATTCAGTTTCGAATGCCTGACGCTTTACTCCATGCAACACTACCGTACGAGACTTACCTTCAATATGGTGATGAATAACAAGTACTGAGTTGGGATTCTCCTTTCCCATATTATAGGTAATAAGTGCATCCGGATCATTTACTACGCTATGGGTAAACTTCTCCATCGACATGTGGATTTCCTTGCCTTGAACCACATCGTAGATAAAGATGTCAGTCGGATTGGCCATTACTTGTACCTCCATTTTGCTTCATAACCTTCGGAACCTCTTTTACCTGGAGAGATTTGCCTAATCTTATTTTCTCTCCATAGAGAATGAAGACCTGCGGATACTGTCGTCTCTTTATATTCAAACTCAGGAAATCTTTTGCTTAGATACTCTATAAGACTCCTTACTGTTACTACCATTGTCGGGTTTTTAGCCATGTAAATAAGAACTTGCTCTTTAACCATTACTCATTCAAATATTCAGTGAGAAGTGGATCATACTTCCTTTTTAGTGTACGCATAAGTGTTGCCACTTCTACGATATCCCAATCATGGAAAACCCATCCTAGTTCTTCTTCGACAACTTTAATTGCTGTCAGGTTTTCAGCACGGGCAACTACGCGACACTTTTCTTTTAGCTGTTCTACATCCACTTTATATCCCTAAAACAAAAGAGCCCCCGCTGATTCGGAAGCGGTGGGCTCTTGGGCTTGGCTAGGTATCCTCAGAAGTCAAATTCTTCTCTGTGCCAGAAGTCCCGAAACAGATCCGACTCTGTCTCAATTAACTTCTGAGGATACCCAGACCTTTTGTTCACCAAAGGTGAAATTTAGGGTAGGGAGAGAAACAATATTCACAAGCTCAGCGGCGACGATAAACCTGTGAATTATTCGGAGGGTTGGACACCGCCCCGGTCGGTCTCTCTCGCCTCTCTCCCTACACCTAGATAGTACCACGCTAACGGCCTAGTTATGCAAGCCGTTTCCTAGATCACGTGGTACACATCACCCAGTCGAGCGCCATTGGTTGACGGCTATGTCCGATTTCGCGAGAGCTCAGAGGGCCGCCTCTTGTACTTTGTTTCCCAGCAATTATTACATACAGTTCTGGGACGTGAAGGCTTATCAAAAATGCACCCACAAAGTCTACACTCAATGGGTTCACCAATTTCAGCCTCATACAAGTTATACTCAAATTCCTGATCACTTATGACCACGGCGGAATACTCTTTTCATCCTCACCAAGAAGACGAACATTTCCAGCAGTTACTTCGTTGTTATCGTTTCGATACACAACAAATACCATAGGAACATAGTCCGACAAGTCTTCCATAGCGTCGGCTACAAAATTAAGAGTAGCGTCATGCTTTTCTGCCAACTCCTCAAAAGTAACTTCACCTTCATTTTCATGCTTAGCCACAGTCAGGTCGATAAGAAAACCTAGCGCCACGTGCCACGTAGAATCTTCCTCACCCTTGTTTCCATTGTACTTTTCGTACTCAGGCATCCTTACCTCCTATAGTTACATTGTCTGAGTCTTTATTAATGATAATACCGTTTCCGTTAAAGGGTACAACGATATCACCAAGGCTATTCACAAGTCGAAAATATGCCTCCTCGTGCATCTCAAGAGTTTCTTGTAGATACTTGTGAGTGTAGCCACAGCAATCTTGAGTAAATGCCTTTGACAACATTTCCAGCATCTTGATTTTTCTAGGTACTAGCACTACACCTCCTAGGTAGTGGATGATAGCCGCTACAGGAATTGCTCCCTGTAACGACTAACTACCATTACTCAGGGTCTGAAAAAATAGGATGGGGGCGACCATGCAGTCGCTTCTTTTCGTATGGTGGTTCCGGCTTCACCGGATTAATGTGTACGTCTGTAATCTTTGTCCACTGCTGACAATCATCACAGACTATCAGATAGCAAGGGTTTTCCTTTGTGCAGCTGCTCATGATCTATCCCTTCTTCGGAGGAAAGAGAGTGATGTAATCTAGTTCTTGCTGAATACCATCACCCCACCATACACCTACACGAATGGAGCCATCATCAAGTCTTATGAGGTCTTGAACATTAAATTCTCGGATTCCCAATTCATCAAGAACCCATTGAGGAACTGTCCCGGAATGCATCAGTATTCCTGCCTGAGGGCCTTCTGGAGCATTTCAACCATGTCAACTTCGCGTTCGTAACCATCAACTACTTCACGCTTAATCTCAATAATCTCATCCATCACGTCCGAAATAGTATTCGGAACGTGAATCATATGAACCTGAGATCCCCATTTAGTATTAATTCGTGCGGTCCGTGCCATGGCCTGATCCTCACCCGCAGGGGTCCAGTCACGGTCAAGGAAAATAGTCTGTCGGCACAGGTCAATGTTAAGTCCAGTACCACCGCTCTTATAATTGGCAAGTACTACTTGGTACTTGTAGCCGTTAGGATTGTGCTCAGGGTGGTACGGATTATGAATATCCGGATTAGTCTCCGCAATCTTGCTATCTACGTCAGCCTTAATTGCAAGCTTCAAATCTTCTGGGGTGTCACCATCATATCGACAGACAGTGATCCCCATTTCAATGCACCTACGTTCTACCTCCTTAAGCGCTTCCTTGAACTGAGAGAAGATAAGAACACGGTCATCTGCATCAATTGCATCAGTCGTAATTTGCATTGCCTTGTCGATAATAATCGACTCATGTGCGTCTGCCTGCCACAGAAGTTGCCTTGTCTCAGGATCATGGAACTTAATACCAGCAGGCCAGCACAAAGCTTGACGCATCCGAAGAAGTCGAGTGATAGGCTTACTAAAAGCCTCAGCACTTTCATCGCCAGTCTTAATGTAGTAAGACCGAATCCAGTTCATTACCTGGCGCTGCTTGATGTACTGCCCATCCCATGAAAGTTCATGGTGGATAATCTTTTGCGGAGGCATTTCAACGCCAGCACTTTCAGGGCTGCGCGCAACAATTCGATGCCCGAGACGCTTCATAAGCCGCTCTTGTCCACCAGCAGCAAACTTCCAGACACCTACAGTCTTGTAGTCAATACCAGTATCCGTAAGTGCTGCGCGCTCCACGTACTGCAAGACACAAAAACGGTTAAGGAATGCATTCAGACTCGGGAACTCATCTCGGTCTACCAAGTTAAGAAGAGTCCAAATATTCTGAGGCTTGGACTTAATTGACGTACCAGTCATCGGAAGGACATTCTTAACACTGCGTCGCTTGGCACCTTCCGGACCACGCTTATCAATGTCCATGTAAGTTTCCTGGCAAGCAGTGCACTGCAAGTAGGTAGTAACCTTACCCTTAGTGCGCTTTACTTCGGTATAGCTACCGCACTGCTCACAAATGTTCTCTGCGTACACAAGTGCATGAACACCCTTGAAAGCCTTTGTCTTCCCCTCTGCCATATTGTGAGCCTCATCACAAATGACGGTGTCAAAATTCAGCTTCCGCAGAGCCTCAATGAAATCGTCGTAATCCTTGCGCCAAGCTTCGTAGTTGATGAGAATCGTGAATTGCTCAAGAGCTTGAAAGCCCATGAACCACATATCACGCTCAAGCTTGTTTTTTCCACCCATAATCATCGCCATGCGATGGGGTGCCCACGTTTCCATTTCTTGCTTGTAGTTAGAAAGTGTGTCTGCCGGGGCAATTACAAGTACTCTCTTAGACTTACGTAGATCCATGAACATAATGGATTCCAGAGTCTTACCGAGACCCGGCTTATCACCACAGATAGCACGCTCGGCAATAGCAAGACGCACAGCACCATCAAGCTGATGCTTACGTGCACGCTCACGCCAAGGTGCGTCAGGAGAAACCTCCGTAAGATAGAAATTGTACTCTTCCTTAGTCTTACGAATAATTTCTTGCTTGGAAAGAAAAGTAGTCTGCTGACGCTTGGCGTCCTCTAGTTCCTTCGAGACACGTTGCCACTCTTGGCGCGCAACATTGCGTCGAGAATCGCGCTCACGCTGGCGAACTCGAATAGCGTCAAGTTGCTTTTGGAGTTCCGCCATAGCTTCCGCATCTTCTGCTTCTTCAGCCGCGAAACTTTCGCCGATCTTTTCAACATTCTTGAGCGCCTCTTCTTTCGAGGCGATGAGCTCTGCGACCTTGTCGAGATCAAGATTTTCTTCCTGTTCTGCAATGTGTTCTGCGATATATGCGTTAGCAAGATTCGTCGCAAGAACTATTGCCTTCTTTTCTTCGGGGTTCTCCTTTACAGGTTCTGGCTTAGGCGCTACAGCAAAGGGGTTCTCAATCATTGTTACTCCTTTCATGTCTAAGTTTTTAGTGACCCGCTACAGAGATTGTAGCGGGATGGCTAACTACTTAGACTTGTCTTCTTCCTGGCGGTACTGCTCCGGAACTTCGGAAGGCGGAATGTTAATCATCGCCTTACCTTCCTCCGTATGTGCGAGATGCCCACTTTCGTGAACAACATAGTAATTACCTCGCTGATCCTTACGGTACTCAGCCATTATCGAACCACTCTCGACGGAGGAACATGGTGTACGGGAAGTCATTAACAGTATAACTGATACTGAGTTCCGTTGACTCCAGTACGCTTGTGATCTGCATCACATCGCGTGACATGGATTTGTAGCGATTCTTAAGAAAGTGAGCGTATGCCCAATCTGGGATTGTGGTCCCATGATTAATGAGTGGGAATTGCTCAGCTCTTGCTTTTGCCCTGCTGACAACACTAGTTAGGAGAGCTAGAATTTCCCTCTCCGTCGGTTCCGGTTCCCGTTCCATAAATCCGCTCCCACTCATCCTGTGTGATGCGAGACCTAAGAAGAATATGGCCGGTGGTCATTAGCTTTGCTGCGCATGAAGTACAAATAGGCTGGCGATTATCATAAGCCTGATCCAACTCTCGTTGTGAAGGCTTAAATTTCTCACCATTGGGCTTTGTGTCTGGCGGAAGTCCTGTACGAGGGTTAATTGAGACCGAGGGTACTGTATTAGGGTCAGCCTCAGACAAAGTCCCGCATGAGACACAATTAAATACAAGACTCTCAATCCCACTATCTGAATCATGATTAAGGAGCATCATTCTCCAATCCAATAGTACGATGGCCGTACTCCTCACCGCCGGATAAGGAGTACGACTAACTAACTACTGGACCTCGACCCCGTACAGAGTAAATCCGCCAGTACCAACCTTGTACAAAACAAAGTACTCATCGTTCGGGTCACCCTGCGCCATCCCCAATTCCTCTTCGAGGATGACGTCAAACTCTTCGCGCGTCATAGCCGAATTGATGAACTCAGTAATGTCTGAGAAGACCTTATCTTCATCACCCATGTACATAGCCGACTCTTCGGCCTTATTCCAGATGAGAACAATGAACTCATCCTTGGAAGCCTGATCGAACTCGAAAGTAAGGTCCATGTTAGTTAATCTCCGTAGTCAGGTTTCGAGGTTGTACACGGGACCACTTCTTACCGCGTTCCTGCGTAAAGAAACGTCCGCGTCGATTAAGAAGGAAGTTGTAAATCTTGCTGGGCTTAACAAAATCCCCGGTCATCACCTTGTAGCGTTCGGAGATTTCTTCAGCTGTTAGCTTTGTACCGTAGGGGAGGCGGTCAAATACATGGTGTACCGCAAGCCCTGCTTCACTTTGTACTGTCACTTCTTTGCATTCTTTTCGAGATTTGTAGCAATCTTTTCGATGATATCCCTCTTAACATCATCTGAGGTATTTGGATCATTCATTGTCTCATTCAAACTATTGAACGCCAACTTAGACATAACCATATCCTTATCTACAGGACAGGTGACAGTAAATTCGAGATCCTCCCCTCGATCTAGCAAACCCCTAAGCACATGAGCTACAGAAACCTTATCCCTGTAACTAAAAGACATCACCTCACCCGTGGAAACCTTGATGACGTACTTATCATTAGGCTTCCGGAGTTGCTCCAACAGCCGCTCCTTTTCCATCCGACTAACAGTCGGGTCAAAATCCGGGTTAGGGGTCCCATTCATGTTACAGTTCCTGATTCTCTTGCGCTTGCGAGGCTTTTCGCGGCCCATCAATTATTCCTTGATTGACAACTTAGTCACGATTTGAATCGTGTTCACTCTGCATCTCTTGAATCTTACTCTCCATCAGTGAAACAACATCCGAGAAGAGATTTGCTACCCCGTGCTGTGACAGATTAGTAGCTACGTCAACAATACTGCGGTACTGCTGGATTCGCTCCGTCAAGGATAGATTCGGAAGATGTTCCAAACTATCGCAAACTTCTTCCACAAATTCCGAGTAAATATCGAGCGAGTGGCTGATCTGATTGTCCTTCATTAATCAAGATCCTTTCAATTAGTGCTGAGTCACAGCGACATTCTACCAGTGAACTGGACTCCACAGAATGCCCCCAAATCGGGGCGCTATGGGGTCTAGAACAGACGCAGCGTATCGACACGACCCGAACCCGGGTGCCTACGGGCAGTTAACCTAAAGTAGACACCCGGGAGGGACCTTTATTTTTACTTAGCGAAGAGTAGATAAAACCAGTAACGCGGCCATACCCAAAACCACATCATGCTGTAGCGATGGGCATACTCTCGCCTCTCATCTTCTGTCATGAATTCATCAGCAGCAAACGTAAGATGAAAGTCACGATCGTTCCAAGTAATCCAGAACGTAGCCCAATAGCCTACCAACCACACCAGAGTAGTAGTAGCAAGGATAGTCAAGAACAACTTAATCGTCTCCACAATTACACTCCACTCCATACATGAGGAACTCTCGGAGTTCGGATGAACAGTCGATTAAAAACTCGAAGAGATCCTGATACAGGAAAAAGTGGAACAAATCATTGCCCATCTTATCCTGTTCATGTGTCGCTACATACCGAGCTTCTAGGAAGTCTAGGTATGTTTGTGAGACCTCGCCACACTTTACTGTGTAACCATCGAGGGTATGTGTTTGCTTCACTGCTTCTTCCAGAACTTTACTACGTAGTAAATCTCAATCGGAAGAATTAGGGGCCATGTGAGTCCTAGAAAGATTGCCCCCATGCAGTAGATAATCTTCTTACCTGGAGACTTATCACTCCAAATAATAGGGAGTCCAAACCAACCTGCTGTGAGAAAGAACATGATGCAATATGCAAATACCAGTGCGTACATTACTTATCCCTCAAGATAACACGCGAGTTGATTGACAACTTACCATCACGAACAAGCTCCAGGGCTGCTACAAAAGCCTCCGTAGGGGCAATATCGTAGGTATCCATGCCATTTGCTTCTTCGTGTTCAAAAATAATCGCAGTTGTTACAGCAATGAATTCTGCACGAGTCTTTGCTAGTTCAATGATATCTTTCTTTTCCTCAAAGATGATTGCGGCAAGGGCGACACGGTCATCCCGCAACCAGTTTGAGGTATCACGTACAATCTTCACCATGTTAGCGGCAGACTTACGCATGTTTTCTTCGAGAGTGCTCACTTCTTGTTCATCATTTCTGCTAGTTGACGAGTCATCCTGAGGAGATCTTTACGCATGGCAGACAACTTAGCTCTATCTACCAGTACATATTCTACAGGCTCGGCTGATGGTTCGAGATCGTTCGGGAAATAGATATACCCACTACTTCCTTCACGCTTAATACGGCGCACATACCCATCCCTGCCAACCATATTGATAGTGGACATAATGGAATCTTGAGGGTAACCACAATCTTTGAGCTTCTTGATAATCTGATAGGACATGATCCCTTCGGAAGATTCATTGATTACATCAATTACCATCTGCTTCAATGTTAGTCTCTTTGTCACACCCAAAAAACCCCTGAGCTGACTTTTCCAGTCAAAACTCAGGGGTTTTGGATTCGCTACAGCTTGTATTGCTTGCGGACAATCCTTCTCCATTGGAGAAGTGTTAAGGTCTTGTGCTTAGGTCCTGCCATGATTCGCAACTCTCGGATCTTTCGAGCTGCCAACATTCGATCAGTCATCAAGACAGTCTCCATAGAACGTGATCCCCTTCTTCTCAGGAAAATATCGGCCAGAGATACTAGCCCTCGTTTCACCTTCCTTGTAGTAAGAAAAGTGAAGTACTCCATTAATTCGATTCACTGCGTAAACATCACACTCTTCCATAAGTTCGAGAATTTGTTGCATCTTATCTGAACTAATGTTCGCCATACCCCAAAAACCCCCAGCCATTATTTCAGGCTGAGGGTAATTGGTGTAGCTACTTACTTTCGCTTCTGCTTAAGAGCGAAACGCTGTACTCCTGCGGCATCTTCCACCTTCACAAGCTTATCGTTTAGCCACAAGTTATTGAGGCGAAGCTTAACGATAGTGAAGGAGAGATCGGGGAGTGCTTCCGCTACAGCAGCGGCAGTCATTCCATCTGGCTCACCAGCGAGAAGTTTGAGGATTCTCTTTCGCTGACCAACTACATGAGCAGGAAGCATTTACTTCTCCTCGCGGATGTTAAAGATTACCTCATCGTCATACCAGTCCGAGCCGTCATTGAAAAGATAGACGATGGTGAAGCTGTGTTCGGTACCGAAAATCAGGTACTCAATGTCTTGCACCGGCTCTTCGGGGTAGAAGCTTTCGCTACACATCCGAAGAAACTCATTTGCTACAGAAGTCTCCTCGATGTTTTCCTTAACCCACTTCGCAAGGTCCATCAGAACTCCTTGATTTCGATGCTGAGACCGTCACCCATGAAGATACCACCATTGAGGAGCTTGATAATGATGGGACCATTCAATTCGATGTGGAAAGAATTCTCCAACACCGAACAAACATCGGTGAAGCTATCGAAATCCCAGGAGACGACACCATTTTGCGTCATGTCGTGAGACTCAATCGTGAATGACATAATTAATCCTCCGTCGCTAGGAGTTAATTTGCACTGTCACTTTAGCAGGGTGTTACTTGTCTTGCTACAGCTAGAAACCACACGCCAAGCAGTGCTTAGTTTCCAGATTGTACAGGAAAGTCAACGTCTGGTCATGACTGTTGAACCTGTAGCGCTTACCTTCCAAGTTATCACCCTCAAATCGAGTGAAGAACATCATGCCCACCACTTTGGTAATATCGTGAATCTTGTGGTGGTCCATGATTGCTTGTGCTGCCGAGATGGCAGTCATAAGCTCTTCCTTCTCGTTCTCATCCATTACTTGTTTCCCTCCTTGGAAAAGTCGTAGTCCTTTGCCTCCGGGCAGAAAGACTTCTCGCATGAGACAAGATAAACCACCTTGTCCCCGGGGCACCGACACTGAGACTTTATGTTGTCGTGCTTGCAGACCTTCTTAAAGTGCTTCTGCATTGTTACCCCTCACATTCAGGTCAATGATTTCGACGAGGTTCTTAACAAGGCGCAATTCGAATGAACCGCCAATTTCCGCCCGACCATATTCGAACATTCCGTCCCACACATAGTCGAGATTGTTTCCGACCACGTAGAAGGAAGTCTTTCGCAGGGTCTCAATGAAAGTTTCCTTCTTATCGCCTACGAAAGCGATGTTCTTTTTCTCACCACTACCAGTCTCCCTGTACGTGATGATAAGCATCAGGTCGTTCATTACATCATCCTCTTTTCGAACTCAGCGACAATGTTATCGAGAGCACTGGGATCAGATTCAACTCCGAGCTTCTTAATCTCACACCGGAGATATTCCCTCAAAGCTGAGTCAAAGTAGTTCGGTGACAACATGGTCTCTACGATTTTCGCTACAGCAACTAGCTCCCGGTGATAATCCTTGAGCCGCTGCTTAACTGTGTTGAGCTGTACATCATTGAGTGCGTAGCGAGAATCATCCTCAAGTGCAGTACTAAGGATGAGCCGAGCACACATGTAATTCAGGGCATTGACGAACTTCTCCTGCACCACTGTGAATTCGTGGGGCTCAGAACTCAACTTCTTAATGAGTTCCATGTATGTGAAATGCTTGTCACCATAAGGAAGCTTCAACAAATCCACTTCCATACGGCCACCTACCATCACATAGAAGTGACCTCTGTGCTGCTGAAATTGTGGGGACTTTCGAAGGAAGCCATCACTTTCGAGCTCAGCAATCTTTGCTGTCACAGTCTTTCGGTTGAGACCAGTAATCTCTGAGAGATCCTTTATGGTGTATGGCTTATCCTCTTTGTGGAAGACTGCCATCACCATTTGTTTGGTACTTGAGCGCATAGGACGTCTCACTTTAGGTGGTTCGTGGAAACTAATTGGAATTTTGTAGATGCTACTTGCCCATGGACAAGTAGAGGTGGGCTACTTGCTACTTGCCCAAACCCGCAGGTCAGAGGGCTGGACAAGTAGGAATCCCTCGCCCCCCTTTAAGTGGCTACGAAGTAGTTACTTATTAAGGGGGCGGCGATCAGAATATAAAAGACATTATTGCGGTGCGAACACCACAATTAGTGCAAATGCCACAAACTCCACAAGTTGCTGTAGCAAATACACATGGCCCGCCCTAAATTCCATGCGACTTCACTTCTCACTAAATGCGAAGTGCTCTCACTTAAAGGGTGCTGAAACGCAAAAAGCCCCACACTCAATTAAGAGTGTGGGGCTTAATTGCTCGCTACTTGTTTCAGCTACCGTTCTTCACACCACGCAGGTGGAAAGTAACAGTCTTCGCAGGCTTAATCACCTTGTCACCCTGCTTCTCTTCGGGAAGCTCCACCGTCAGCTCGAAAGTGTAAGAGCCAGGCTTAACCTTGTCTCCGTCATTGTAACCGAGCGAAGAACCGGTCAGCTTGTTGTACCCGTCGTAAAAAGCCTTAGTGACATCGGTGGAAGCAATGGCACCACGACCGTGAAGCTGAGAAGTAAGTTCCTTCGCAACCATTCCAGCGTTGGAAGTAACCTTCCCATCCTTATCGGTCTTAGAGATGAACTTCTCTTCGTTCGTCTCAGGGTTAATCACGTGGAACTCATCGAGACGAACAGTCGCACGCTTTTCGCCACTGTCAGAGGGGGAACTTCCACCCGTGCGAACACCCTTAAGGTTCTCCACCACCGGAAGAAGATCGGTGAGGTAACCAGGCTTCCACGTCGGGTCAATACCCATGGTGACCATCTGAGACTCAAAGTCCGCAAGAGTCTTCTTACGGGCAGAGATAACAGAAGTGGAAGCACTGACAAGAGCGCGAGCCGCTTCGACCTGCTCCGGCGTACGAATCTCGTCCGCCATAAGTTCCTGAGCCTTCTCGTTGGCCTGAGCAGTAAGCTTCTCGTACTCAGCCATGAGCTTTTCGCGCTGCTCATTGAGGTTGTTGAGAACCTCATTGTCCCACGGGTTGTTATCCCGCTTCTCCGAAAGAAGCTCAAGGAACTTCTTAGGATCAGCAGACTTAACAATGTTCACGTTGGCGTTGTGACCCTCAATGTCCTTGAGAGTCTGAGTAATCATGAGCTGGAAAGGCGGAGCGAGCTCCTGAAAACGCGCGGCCTTCTCGTCCGTCTGGAGAGGAATGTCAGCGGTGGAAAGTCCGTTTGCACGGGCAATGTTCTTCTCTTCGAGAGAAAGAGCCGCAAACTTCTCTTCGGTGAGAATGTCTTCCGTCTCCTCCCCCTTTTCCTCGGTAGAGTCGGAATTGTTGATGGGGGTTTCCGTCTCCTCCGTCTCGTTAACGTCAGCGGCGGGGGTTTCGGTGGTCTCGACAGTCATTTCGGTTTCCTCCGGGGTGTCGGTGCTCTGGTTGGCGTTGTTGTTACGGTTGCGCGCCATTTCAAGCCTCCGGGTGCTAGGTGTCCAACTACCTACAATGATAGCGCATTGCAGGGTCATACGGCGGCATTTCGCGTAAGCGATTTCGCCTGTACCCCGAACGGGTTATGAGCCCGATCGGGGCTGTAGCGATCATATTTAATTCCGGATTCGCTACGTCGGAATAAAGTTCTACGGCACTAATTAGTCTCGGCCCTGGCAAAACCCGGGCGCTGATCACAATTAATTCGCGAGCCACTATTGATTTGAGAAGTAACGTGCGCTGCCTTTTTCCCTCGCTGTTTAGGGATCATAGGGGGCCAGGCGCGCTGTGTTTTGTTGTGCCCTCAGTTAACCACAGATCAAGCGACGCACCAAATTTTCCACTCGTTTTTCCGCTTGACTGTCTTTCCTTTTTAGGCCCGGGGCGCAGCTCCGAAAAGCTGCGCCCCTTTGCTGCGCCTTACTTCTTGTCGCAAAACTCTTTCAGGAGCCGGATGTTTTTGTCCGGCGTCTCACCCTGGATGAAATCCCTCACGTCGAGGAAATCAATCTCGGGGGAGTAGCTGTAGCGGTGTCGGTGATACCTATCCGCCGCGCTTTCACCTGGCAAATCAATTACCGACAGGATCGTTCCGTGCTTTACGTTAAAGAACACGTACTGCATTGAAGCTCTCCTCAAGAAAAGTGTACGCGGTTGCATAGCCAATAACCTTACCGCCAACAAACTTACCGTCACGCTTGATAATGATCTGACGCTTAGGCGCAGCGTCGTATCGACCACACTTTCGCGTAATGATCTTAGTTTCGAGATTAATGCTCGCGTAGATTGCATCGAACTCAAGAAGAGCTGCGCCAATTATAGCAGCCTCCTCGGGGCTCGCGGCGGTACCGTACGCGACCCAGCATTCATCACAGTCGTAGTGGGACACGCTCTGAGTGACCGGGACATTAATGGTCCCGAAGAAAATCCCCCACACAATTGCGATGAGCTGGATGAACATTTCTCGGCTCCTTTTGTTGGCGACGAGATAATTGAACCACAGCTTTTGATGTTGTCCAAAATTTCCACTCGTGTTTCCAATCCCTAAATGAAAACTAGCAGTTGACAAAATCAAAAGTGTCAATCAGAATAGCAGTATGTTCAATCCCGTAAACGTTGCCATCACGAACTCCACAATTACTCCCGCAGATCTAGCACGAAAGTTGCAAGTAACGAGGCAGTACATTAAGCATTGCCAAAATGCTGTTGTGGGAAAGCTGTCAATCAAGGTTATTAGGTGGGTCGCAGATACTCTTTCGTCTGAGGATTGCCCCTATCTTGCTTCGATGGTGATCGAAGATTATGAGAAGTACCAGGATTATATTCGCATCAAGGAATACATTCGTCTTAACGAACCGGGACTTCCGGGCTCGGATGAGTCAGGCTCGGCTTTTACTACCTGGCGGAAGAAGTATTATGCAACTCAGTATGCGTTTTCTGTAGCGTGGTGTATTCATCCCAGCTTGGTTAATTTCTACGAAAGTGGTACTGTTAAGAGGATGCCGAAGATGATGCAGGAGGCTTTTGATAATGTCCGAAAGTTCCGCGAACTCCATCCCTGATCAGTATCTTGATAAGCGCGGTGTGGAACTAATTAACTTCATTGAAAAGTTTCATGCCCTGACAGGTCTTGCCCCCGAACGTGCAGCCATGATGGAATTCCTCACCCAGAATGGTTATAACTTTCAAGGGCTCGATAAGTTGATCTGTAGCGATCTATTTCAGCGCTCGCTACAGGTACGAGGAATTACTCTTGCTCCGCTTCCATCTGGTCATCTAACTCCACGACAAATTGCAACTGTATCGGTTATGACTAATATGTCTGATCGACGCAGTGATGAAAAGAAGTTGCGGGATCTCGGGGTTAGCAAGGCTGAATGGGAATCCTGGCGTTTCGATAATGACTTCAATGCATATCTTGAAGGTCGTGTAGAAAAGATGCTGGGGCATTCAGTAAGTGATGCCCACATGGGTCTAATTCGTGCTGCCAAGAGTGGTAATGTTCCTGCCATTAAACTTCTGTATGAAGTGACAGGGCGATACAATCCTGACCGGGATAATGTTCTCAATGTCCAGCTGCTCATGGCTAAGATTATTGAGATCATTCAAAAGCATGTGAGAGACCCTGAGACTCTTCAAGGGCTCGGCTTGGATCTCACACAGCTTTCTATTGAAAGCTCGATGAGTGGGGAACGTCGTGGAATTCATTGAAATTAATCAGGCGAAGTTCGATATCAATAAGCCACCAAAACCTTATCCAGATCCTCTACCTGACAGGGATCTTAATTATGATTCCGAAGATAAGGATTATTCTAAGGCTGGCGCAGATTGGCCTTCTGGTTCTGTAGATGCATTGCATGAAAGATGCGACGTAGATTCTTCTCAGATTGCCAATCACCATACTTTGGGGTCTGGAAGAAACCAGGCGTCACCTGGAAATCATAGACATGATGGAACTACTTCTCCAAAAGTTGGTACTGATATGGGTCTGAGTATCACGGGCTCGAAGGGAGGTAATGCCGCGCTAACTAGTCTTATTGCAATGTTGAAGCAGGTAATGGAATTCACTGATGGGACAACGTAATGGCCAGTAAGACGACAGGTCGCTATCAATTCTTTAAGCCTGATCCGACGGACTTGGTTGATCCGCATCCTGACATGCAGATCAATTTTGATATTCTGGATAAGCAGATTTATGACCTTACACGATATCAGGTAGTAAATAGAATCCAGGATGTGCCACTAAGTCAGGTATCTCTGGGTTCTAAAGTGTATGATAGGCGTTCAGGTAGATTCTATTTCTATGACCTGGATGGAGGTATTCCGTATAACGAAATCACCTCTGCCAATAATCTTAATCTTTGGAGCAATCTGGCGCTAAATGGCGCATACGCTTCTGTAGCAACTATCCTAAATGAATGCGCATGGCGCTGGGATAATAATTCACACGATCATGTGCAGTTGAAGGGTAAATTCTTTCTCACAGGATCAGGTGCAATTCCTAAGAACGTAAGAACTAAGATTGTGGATGCGGGACAACTCCCTGTACCTTCCGGAGCTGACAGAGTTTTTTGTATCCATCCCGGTATGGGTGTTACAAATCCTGAAACAATCCCTAATGGTGGAATTAACGCGATTATTGAAATCACAGGTTCTACTGGTGAGCTGTGGTTTACAAAGACTGGTAACTCTGTAGCCACAGCTGATGAAAATATCATTGTTCTCGATAACATTATCTACGCAACAAACTAGGCGGGATCATGCCATTTCCACCTAATCTGCATAGGACTCTTGCATCTGATTTTGTTGATGAGGATGTGTCCCTTAATAATAACTGGGACATTATTGATGCAAGTTTTACTAGCTTGTATTCCGCTACCGGGGGAAGCCCAGTTGTCACCGGGCCCGTAGCTGGTACTGAATTTATGTCATCTGACGGCAATCTTTGGGTCTATGATGGCTCAGCGTGGGTAAGCGCCCCACAGGAAACATGGGGAGCATGGACTAATCTAAATGCTACAGCTCCCTATGTTGTTAAGAGTGGCTTTGGTGCACAGATTCGTGTATCTAACCTAAAGAATGTAGAGATGCGCGGGGGTTTCCAGAATACAGCAAGTGGTACTCCATTTCCTGATGCTGGATACCAGGTACTTAGCTCTAATCAGTTTAACTCAACCTATCTTCCTGAGATGTTTAGTGTTTTTCCTGCTGCAACTATGCCACAATCTTCTACTGTAGGTCAGTGGTCGCAGGGATATATCACTATTGATACAACGGGGGGATTTCTTGCAATTAGAGGTACTTGGGAAGGTACTCGACCTGCTACTGGTGGTTCGATTTCTATCGACCAAGTAAGGTATAAGGCACTCTGATGGCGGATATTGTTACACCTAATGTTGGATTTGTTGAGCCTGTCGATGCATCACCTATGCCAGATGTTAATACGTATCTGAATAATAACTGGACTAAAGTAGAATCTCTGGGCTCAGCTCCTGTCGTTACTTCGGTACCCGCAATTAATAATCTAAGCCATAATCCTGGGGATAGGGTCTTTGTAGCGAATGGTAATGCTGATCCTGCGGGAATTTATGTTTGTATTGGTGTCGATCCTGTTTGGGGTGCTTATTGGCGCCCTGTCACTGCTCGCTACGGCCCTTTTCGACGTCCTGGTGTAAATACTAATTCCGTTATTTTTGATCCATCTTTGTATCAAATTAACGATAATCTTGATCCGTTTCAGGTACGACTAACTCGACACGGAAGAATTCAATTTAGGGGGAGCATTAGAACGGTAAGTGGTACGTTTAAAACCATTGATGATGTAGGAGGCGGTTACTATACTCCTATTACCAAGCCACTTCCTGATTTTCTCCAACCAGGATACAACTATTCGTCACTTAGCGAACAAGGAGAACCTCAGCTGCTAACAGCCCCGTTCCCTGTTAACTCATCACCTATTGTCCAACAGACCTCTCAATGTTATTTCGAAGCACCCTCAAAATGTATTCTCTATCGTATTGTAAGTAAGCCTAACGCTACGATTTCAGCTCTGTATTTCTCTGGAGCAGAGTATGATCTCGGTATTATGGGGCTTGCATGAAAAAGAAGGACGGTAAGCCGCTTTCTGTAGCGGATATTTTTGGCGAGCTGGGTTCTAATCTCAATAGAGTCGCAGTAAGCCCAAATGTTCATAGTTATAAGGCACATCTTAAGCAGGAGATGTTTCACAAGGCTATTGAACGAACACGACTCTATATTGGTGGTAACCGTAGCGGAAAGACTACAGGAGGAATCGTTGAAGACATCTGGTGGCTTTCGGGCAAGCATCCGTATCAACAAACACCAGATCCAACTATTCGTCCAGTTTTGGGACGTCTTGTTTCGGTGGACTTCAACAACGGAATTGCAAAAATCATCCTCCCACAGCTCAAACAATGGCTCCCGCCATCCCTCCTTGTGGGTGGTTCCTGGGAAGATTCCTACTCAGCCGGAGAGCGAACTCTAACTCTGGCAAATGGTTCCCAGCTAGAACTTATGTCATATGACCAGGACTTGGATAAGTTTGCCGGTACTTCGCGTGACTTCATTCATTTTGATGAAGAACCCCCTAAGGCCATTTTTACGGAGTGTAAGGCACGACTTATTGACCGTAAGGGTAAGTCATGGATTACTATGACTCCCGTTGAAGGTATGACGTGGATGTTCGATGACATTTATCAGCCTGGAGTACTTGGCCAGGGTTCGATTAAAGTTATCGAAGTTGATATGGAAGACAATCCTCATCTTGATAGAGATGAGATTAACGAATTTCTCTCCGGTCTGGATGAATCGGAAAAGGCTGCTCGTAAGCAGGGTAGATTTGTCCAGATGGGTGGCCTTATCTACAAGAAATTCAATCTAGATACACATGTTATTCCGCAGATTGATTTTAAAGAATTTGCTGACGTACGTAAGTACAAAATCTACATGAGTCTTGACCACGGACTTAATAATCCTACATCGGTCCACTGGCATGCGGTAGATAAGGAAGGGAGAGTAATTACTTTTGATGAGCACTATGAATCTCAACGCATCATCGACTATCACGCTACTGTCATTCATCAGCGGAACGCTATGCACAATCGTGTGCCTGATTTTAACATCATGGACCCGGCGTGCGCGCAGCGAAACGCAGTCACAGGAACTTCGATTCAAACGGAATATGCTATCCGTGGTGTCGGTTTTGCTTTGGCTAACAATGATGTGCGCACTGGTATTGCAAAGGTTTCCCAGTATGTAAACATCGCCCCTGATGGTAGGCCGTACTGGCTTATCACGCAGAACTGTGGTAATTTGATTAAAGAGATTCAAAGATACCGGTGGAAGACATGGGCAAGTAAGAAGCAGCAAGATCAAAATAATCCATATGATGAGCCACATAAAAAAGACGACCATGCTATGGATGATTGTCGCTACTTTTTCTCGTTCATGCCTGAGCTAAAGAATGATTATAAAGAACCGGCTGATGTAGCGACAGAAAATCTGCATAAGTTTATGAAGAATCATGCAGGTAATTCTGCTACAGATATTTGGCATAAGGTTGATCCAAATCTTACAAAGGAAAGTCTTACTAGGAAGTCCATCTGGACTCCTAATCCTGAGGAGTATTGGTCATGACTGACTTTGATCAGACTATCTTTGATAACCCTAAGCTAGGTTCTGTGGGTACTTGTGATTTCCTTGACGAAGTCCAAGCGCAGGTTCTCGAAAATTCGGCTGCACGTGCCGAAGATCGGTCCCCTCGTGTTGTCGTTCCTAGAGAGCGTTTTGGAAACTATAGGGGATTGGTAACTAATGGCCCTCTTAAGTTTGAAGACGGTACTCCTGCGTTTGATGCCTGCGACATGAATGATTATTGGCAGAACTGGGAAAACCAGCGTGTAGATACTGGCCAGGCACCCGCTGACATGGATCACGATCCCGAGGATTAAAATGGCATATTCACTTGTTGAAAACAACTTTCTTGTAGCGCCGGGAAAGTGCGCATGTTGCGGGACTGGAGCAGGAGTTGATGACCGTAAGTTTATTGACTTTGGCATTACTCTTGAATTCTATGGCGTGGTTTATCTTTGTGGTCTCTGTGTTATTTGCATTGCTCAGGATCTGGGATTTGTTCCTCTTTCTCAGCGCGAGCGCTACGAAACTACTATCACGGAACTCGAAAGCCAGTTGACTGGCGTTAAGGCAGAAAATGAGGCTCTTCGATATGCAATGGCAAGTATTCTCAATCTTCCTCTTGCTCCTCCTGTCAACATTGATTCTCTCGTCGGGCGTATTGTTTCAGATGTTCAGAACGCAATTGCACGTGCAAAAGATGCAGGAGAATCAGAGGGATTTGATCTGGGACTTGGTGAAGGTTGCGGCATCGAAGGATCTGACGACGTACGCAGCAATCCAGCAAATCCCTACAACGAAGGAAGTAAGGGAACAGGTAGCACAAGTAACGGCAAGCGTTGATCCTAATTTGATGGATGATGCTTCTGTAGCAAAGCTGCTGATGGAAAAGTATGCGGATAATGGTAAGGACCCTAATCTAGCACTTGATCCAGCAGGTTTGGCTGAATTTGGACTTTACAGTGGTCTAATGTGAGGACGTAATGGTAACTCCTGCTCCTAGTTCTTCTGCTTTTGTTCAGGGAACAAATGATGATACTGGGAAGTTCTCTGACGTCCAGCTACAGAATCTAGCGAAGAGGAGTAAGGACAAGGAGAAGGCTAACCAGATTATTGCGTGGACTAAGTCTGCATATATGCGGTGTAGGACTGTCCGACAGCAAATGGAACGTCAGTGGTATATCAACATGGCGTTTTATATTGGGAGACAGAATGTCGCAGTCATTCCTATTTCATCTGCTAGTTCTGCTGCTTCAGGTGTTCGTCTTTATATCCCACCTGCTCCATACTATCGGGCGCGACCGGTAATTAATAAGATTCGACCCATTATCCGTAAGGAATTGGCGAAACTTACTGCCCAGCGTCCTTCTGCAACAGTTGTGCCTTCCACTTCGGAAGATAGAGACCTAGCAGCTTCTCAGGCGGCTGAGCAGATCTGGAACTCTACGTTTAGGAATAAGAATATTCCTACTAAGTTCCGGCAATCCGTGTTCTGGATGCTTATTACTGGTACTGGATTTTTGAAGCATTACTGGGACCCGGATAAGATTACCCTAGATGGTAATCAGGGAGACTTCTGTTACGAGAATGTCACTCCTTTTCATCTCTTCGTGCCGGATATGCTGGCCGTAGACATTGAGGAGCAGCCCTATGTTATTCATATTCAGACTAGAAGTGTCGAATGGGTCAAGCTCAACTACGGGATCACGGTTCAACCGAACGTTATGGAAGCGTCTGATCTACTCAACGACAGCTTTTTGCAGCTTGTTGGTGCTGGCGACTTCCGCAAGAATGCTGTTCTAATCTACGAAGTTTGGGTTAAGCCTAATCAGCTTGAATTTCTTCCCAAGGGTGGAATGTTCACAATCGTAGGTGATGAACTTGTTCAAATGGTTGAAAACGGAAGCCCATATATTCATAAGCAGTATCCCTTTACGCGCCTGGAATATGTACCCACAGGCCGTTTTTATAGTGATGCTCCAATCTATGACCTGGTTCCTATTCAGCGCGAATATAATCGTACGCGCGGTCAACTTATTGAGAATAAGAACCGAATGGGCATGGTTAAGCTCATGGCTGCTGAGGGTTCAATTGACCCTAGTAAGGTCAACACTGAGCCTGGCCAGGCGATTCTATACAAGCTGGGTTTTCCTCCTCCTCAGCCTGTAGCCCCTGCACCTCTTCCTCCTTATGTTGTCCAAGAAATTGATCGCCTCAACATGGAATTTGAGGATATTTCTGGTCAGCATGAGGTTTCTAGGGGGCAGGCTCCTTCTGGTGTTACTGCTGCTACAGCTATTAGCTTTCTTCAAGAACAAGATGAGAGTCTTCTTTCGGCTACTTTCCAGTCGATTGAAGATGCGTACGAAAAGATTGCGTATCAGACTTTGTGCTACGTGAAGCAGTATTGGACTGTTCCACGTATGGTTAAGGTTGTTGGTAGGGATGGGCAGTTTAATGTTCTAGCCTTTCGAGGTAGTGACATTGGCTCTAATACCGATATCCGGATGGAGGCTGGCTCGGCTCTGCCTACAAGTAAGGCTGCAAAGCAGGCACTTCTTATGGACCTTATGTCTCAGGGCTTTATCCCTCCGGATAAGGGTCTGGAACTTATGGATATTGGTGGCGTCCAGCGACTTTATGACGAGTTGCAGATTGACAGTTCTCAGGCTTCACGCGAGAACATGCGTATGTCCTCTGTAACTCCTCTGGAAATGTCTCAATACCTTAATACTTTTATGCCCACAGATATGTTTGGGCAGCCTGATCCTTCTCAGGGTCTTGTTGATCCGAATACCGGTCAGCCTCTTGTTGATCAGACTACCGGTATGCCTATGGAACCCCCGCTTATTGTGCCTGTGAACACTTTCGATAACCACGAAGTTCATATTCGAGTTCACAATAATTTCCGAAAGTCTCAGGAATATGAGACTCTTTCTCCGGATCAGAAGCAGCTTTTCGAAGCCCACGTTAATGCCCATCTTACTTCAATGGGTATGATGCCGGGAGCTACTCCTGAGGCACAAATGAGTATGCAGCAACAAATGCAGCCTGGGATGGAACCACAGGAGGAAGGTGGGGTACCATCTGAGCAGGAAACACCACCGGCAGATACAATGCCTACTGGAGGGATTCCAAATGGCTAATACAATGCTGGGTAACGTTGAAGGTCTTAGTTGGATTAATAAGCGTCGAGCAATTGCAAGTCCTGGTGGAAACCAGAATGTTGCAGATGTTCGTTCTTATGGGGACATTACTGGTCTACGTAATTATCTCCAGACCTTTAATGCGGCATATTATACAAATGCCTTGCTGGATCGACTTACGGTTAATGACATGATCTATGCCGTCCGGATTCATCAGGACGGTGGAACTACTAATGCAGGAGTTATCTAATGGCTCTCCCCGCTTTTCTTAATAAGTCTGGTAAGAAGGGCACTGTAGCAAATAACATGCCTGTCGGTAGTGCTGGGCAGCCTGACAATGGTAAGGTTGCCCTTAATAAGTCGCGGATGGATGCCATCCAGCGGCGTATGCAGAAGAATAAGGGTGACAAGAAGTAAGTCTCCCTCGGTTTAGGGCCTTATAAAGGTACGAGCCACTAAGATAGGACAAGCATCGTGAATGACGTAGTATCCACCGGTGAAGTTACAGGGTCTGAGACTCCAGGGATTAATCCGGCTTGGAACGACGCACTTAGTAGTGTCCCAGAGCAGTTTCATAGCATTCTCACTCCTCATTTTCAGAAGTGGGATCAGGCAGCAAATTCTCGGATCGAGGAAGTTAATTCCAAGCTCAAGAGTTTTGAGGATTACAATCCTCTTATTGAGCATGGTATCTCCATGGGAGATGTCCAGCAGGCTCTCTTGCTTGCACAGGAAATTAATACCAATCCTCGCTCAGTTTTTGATGCACTGAATCAGGCTTATAACTTCTCTGCTGTTGTTGAAGCAGCTACCGAGGGAGCAACCCAACCGGGGGAGACTCCGGCAGCGCAGGACGACCCTCGATTTAGTCAGCTTGAACAACAGTTGGGCCTAGTTTCCCAGATTCTTCTCCAGGAGAATGAAGCAAAGGAAGCTGCTAAGCAGGATGCTTGGTTGGAGAACGCAATTGGCTCGGCGCTAATGAAGTTCCCCGATCTGGCACTTAATAAGCAGGAAGAGAATTTTGTTCTTGCTCAGATGTGGCAGAATGGAATGGATGCAGATGCAGCAGTCCAGGCATTTGTAGACTTTAAGAACTCATTGGCGCCGCAGCCTTTTGCCCCCAAGATTTTGGGCGGTGTGGGTGGTACGCCTTCTCAGGCAATCGACCCCACAAAGTTGTCTGGCAAGGATACTCGTAACCTGGTCGCTCAAATGTTGGCAGCGGCCCAGGCTCAAAACCAGTGAGGACTTTCAATGGGTGCCACACTTACTACTGCTACGAATATTCTGAAGGAGATTTACGAACCTCGTATTCGTGAACAGCTTCAGAACTGGAATAAGGCAAGTAAGCGTATTGAACAGACTTCAGAAGGTGTAACTTCCGAAGTTGGTGGTAAGTACGTTGTGTTCCCAATCCACGTTAAGCGTAACTCTGGTATTGGTGCACGACTTGAGATGGAACAGCTTCCTACCGCGCAGAACCAGGGTTATGCCCGTGCGCAGGTGAACCTGGCCTACGAGTATGGTTCTATTCGACTTTCTGGTCAGTCGATGGAACTTGCTCAGTCTAATTTCCAGGCATTTGCATCTGTTCTGGACGAAGAAGTTAATGGCGTGCAGCGGGACCTCGCCAAGGACTGGAACCGTCAGGTTTTCGGCACTTCCTTGGGCGCTCTGGGCACCGCTTCTGCTGCTTATACTGTCAACACTATTACTGTAGCTAACCCTCAGTATTTTGAGGTTGGCCAGTTTGTTGATATCTATCAGTCCAATGGAACTACGGTCCGTGCAGCCGGACGTAACATTACGGCGGTTGATAAGGTTGCTAGCACTATTACTGTGGATGGTGCTGCTATTGCCACTGGTGCTTCCGGTGACATTATTGTTCGTCAGGGTTCCATCAATCGAGAGATTGTGGGATTCCAGCAGATGGTGTCTGATGTTGGGACACTTTTCAATATTGATCCTACTGTTGAGCCTCAGTGGAAGGCTGTAGTTACTGCCAATGGTGGTACTCTTCGTCCTCTGTCGGAATCTCTTATGATTAAGATGGTTGACGACGTTTACACCAATGGTGGGAATACTACGGTTATTTTCTCGGATCTTGGTGTTCGTCGTAGTTACTTTAACCTTCTTGTCCAGCAGCGTCGTTACTGCGACACTACTGATTTTGAGGGTGGTTTTAAGGGTCTCCGATTCACCACAGACAACGGTGATATTCCGATGGTGGCAGATGTTGACTGCCAGCCCAACCGGATGTATTTCCTTAATGAAAAGGAAATCAAGATTTACCGTGAGTCTGACTGGTCGTTTATGGACCGAGATGGTTCTAAGTGGCAGCGTGTTATTGGTTTCGACGCCTATGATGCGACTCTTTACAAGTATGCGCAGATGGGTACGCACCGTCGAAACTCTCAGGGTCTGCTTTCTGACCTCATTGCGTCCTAAGTTTTACCCAAAAGCTGGGGCTACAGGAATAACTTCCCCGATTCCTGTAGCCCCTTTTTTAGGAGATTATCATGACTGGGCCTCGAATTATTCCGCCAAACCCTGGTACACAGGGACCAGGTTTCCCGGCGGATGGGTCTATCTTTAGGCGTCATCTTTCTGCTGACGCTTCTACTGTAAATGCAAATGACCTGGCAAATAATAGTGTTACAGGACCTAAGATTGCTAATGGTGCTGTGACAACTCAGAAGCTAGGTAATAAGTCGGTTACAGGGCCTAAGATTGCAGATAAGGCAGTAGGTACTCCACAAATTGCAGATAAGGCAGTTGGATCAAATCAACTTGCTGATAATGCTGTAGGACCTACCCAGATTCTTACTAATTATGCACTAGTCCAGCCACAGACTAAGCCCGCTGATCTCACAGAAGCACCGACTAAGGAAGATTTTAATAATCTAATGAATGTTCTTAAGGCTGCGGGGGTGCTTAAGTAATGCCTGAAAAGGATGGGCAGGGTATTGTAAACTCCCCTTGGAATGAAAACACCTCTGTTGTCGAGTTTGAATTTAACTCGCCATCAGATCCGTGGCCCGAGGGAGAGTACACGATTTCTGTGACTGCTCAGCATAATATTGCGTGGGCAGATCAACCTGCTAAGGTTGAGGTTTTTGACACTGATGGAAATACTTCTTCCTATGAAATTACAGTTCCTATGGGGGAGTATCCTCATGAGCTGGATGCTGTAGCACATACTCTTCCTGCACGTGGGCCTGAAACTATTAGCACTATTCGGGCTATTACTGGGGATGTTCAACTATCCCCGGATAAGTACTTGTGGATTGAAGTAACAATTAGTGGCCCGTCTGAGTCTGAGGAGGGATAATGCCTACACTTCAGGATTTGATGTACGCATATTATAGAGGTGCAGTATCAGCTAGCGCAGGTGGGGGAGGGGCTGGATCTAGTAGCCCTATTGCAGATTCTTCTCAGGTTGCTAATAAGTACACGTCACTTACTAATGTTGGAACTGCTACAGCTCCTGCCGCTGGTGCGGCTATTGTGTCTGTCCCGGTAGGTAGCTCCGGTGGTGGTTATTACCGAGCACGGGTAACTTACATGTTTGGTCCTACTGCTGAGGCTACAGCTGCGAATAACTTCCAGCTGAAGGTAGCATCCGGTGTTATTGGTGGACTTCCTTCCGCTGTTGGTGTTAACAATGATAAGTATCCAACACAGGAATTTTATATCAATGTAGCGAATAGTCAGAGTGTCACTGTAAATGCAATTGCTGCGGGATCTACTGGTGCGATCTACACAGCTATTCTCGTTCTAGATAGGTTGGCATAATGCGTATCGGCGGGGAACTTTACTTTCCGACAGAAAGTGGTCAGTGGATCTCTGAGAAGCAGAGACGTGTAAATGAAATCCTAAAGGATTATGACCCCTACCTTGAACTCCAATGGATTCCCCCTGGTGAACGTGGCCATCAGGATTATGCATTTCGAGTCGTTGATAATCGTGCAAAACCTTATGTAGTCTGTTTTGCTCATGAAGCAGACGAACGATTGCTAGCTCAGGTATTCGGAGCAGATCAGACTAGGGGTAATTCTCTTAGTTATCTTGAGAAGTACAATGCAGCTCGGGAAGCATTGCAACTCAAGGAAGCTATGGAGAAGAATCACGAAGCTAATGAACTAGCATATTCAATTCTTCACTCCAACAAGTTCCACTACAAGCATAATGGGGTGGATTATGAACGTGGGAGATATCGCGACCCGCGTTAGGCGTATTTTTGGCGACGAGGCTAGTGTTCAAATTACTGACCAGGATATTATTCGCTGGATTAATGACTGCCAGGAACGAATTATTCTGGAAAACGAAGGTCTTATGGAGACTACCGCAAAGGCTGACACGGTCCAGGGGGTTCGAGAGTATCCCGTACCTGCTGATATGTCGGTATTGCGTAGCCTGTCATATAAGGGCTTTCGTCTAAAGTATATGTCTTTCGCAGAGTTCAATGAATATATTGATGGTTTTGCAGCTCAACCTGGAATTTCCCCCTATGGGCCGGGTATTCCAGAGATTTTTATGATTTGGAATAACACCATCAATCTGTTCCCTGTTCCATCAGAGACTCTTGCTCAGAGCTTGTACATCTACTATATGAAGCATCCTGTAGCTGTAGATAGTCTTGCGGATACTCCGGATGTTCCTGTTCAGTACCATATTGCCATTGTTGATTATGTGTTGAAAATGGCTTATGAGCTGGATGAGGATATGTATAAGGCAAGTATTAAGGAAGGTGAATTTAAGCAACGTATTCAGATGCTTAATGATCGTAATAAGTGGATCTCTCAAGAATATTACCCCCGTATCACTACACTTCCTGAGGATGAAAACTATGGGATGTACGGGTATTGGGGAGGCTATTACTAATGACCGAACGAAATCGTTTTACAAAAGGGACGCACGAAAGAACCCCTGTTTCCGAACTTAAGATTGGTCAATTTTCTGGTGGGATCAATAGATATAATGACCCATCAGCAATTGCGGACACTGAGCTTGTTGATTGTGTCAACTATGATATTGATCTCGATGGTTCTCTAAAAAGCAGGCCACCGTGGAATACGTTTACCGGTGATGTAGTTAATATTTTGTTTGCTCAGACACAGACAGAGAATTCCCAACGTGTCATGGGTAGTTATGTATTTGCTGGATATCGTTTGGTTGTATGGACCCGAGTTACTGTAGCTACAGGGACCGGTGGATTTACCAACATGGCTGTTGGTTACACTTGGGTCGATGGGCCAAATGCTGGTCAAAGTACTGTTGTAAAAACAGATACTAATCTTGGCAATCCTTTCACAGATGTTGTGCGATATAAGGACACTCTATATTTCTTTAGGGCGCAAGGTGGATCTAATGGTTCCGGAACTCTCACCGGAATTACTTTGTCGGGATCTACGTGGACCGACAAGACATATCCTCCCGCATCCAGCGCATTTATCTACAAGGAGCGTGTTTTTCTTGTAGGGGATAAACTTAATAATCTATCTCGTATGTATTTCTCTGATGTAGGAAATGCGGATAGCTATCCTGGTGCTAATTTTTTTGATATTCGACCAGGTGATGGTGAAAGTCTCAACGACGGGATTGTGTATCAGGATCAGGTATTCCTGTTTAAAAACAATTCTATTTGGGTTTTCGCATTTGATACACAGCCTGCTCAGGCAGTTTTGCAGCAACTTCATGACGATCTCGGCGTAGATAACGAGTGGTCACTTGCACTGTATGAAAACCAAATCTACTTTCTTAAGTGGAATCAGGTTTACATGATTGCAAACTACGACTTTACTCGTGTCAGTACCAAGATTCCTTTTGAGGTAGATAAGTCACTGCCTACTGTTCGAGCTGGTCTGGACTACACGTGGAAGTGGCCAAACTGGCTATCTTTGGTCAGTGACAGGCTTGTTGTTCGTTACTACAACAGAATTTATATCTACAACCTACGACTTCGTAGCTGGTCTAGGTGGGAAAGTAACGATCCTGCTGTTCAATATATTGGACAGATCGTAAAGGTGGAGGACGTAGGAAGAAATGACGGACGACTCCCTAGCGATGTTTTTGTAGCGGGATCGTCTCTCAATATTCCACCTGTAAAAACTGCGCCTACAAGTTTTACTCTAAATAGCATGATGAAGATGACAAATGATTACGATGCAACAAGTAGGGAAGGAGTGAAAGACAATAACTATAGTGGTACTGATTATTTCGTAGATATCACTTTGACTATCCTGACTAAGATTTATGATATCGGAATCTCTCATCGTTTTAAGAGGTTGATGCATTGGGGTTGCGATATTGTTACGGGTCGGGAAGTTACTGGCACCCTTTTTCCCTATTCGCTTGCGTATCGCGTAACGTGGGAACAGCTTCACCAGTATACTTGGGCACAACTTCAAACGTGGGGCTATCCTCTTTTTGCTCAACCAACAACTACGCAGACAGCTCCAGTGGATTTTGGTATTTACAGACGCTTTATTCGATTCCCGAAAGGATTGCGGTTTCGTCTCCTGCAATTTAAAGTACAGCTAGAGACACAGGGGAATACAACAGATGGGCCTGCTAGGTTGTATTCTCTAACTGCGTTTGTAGTTAAGAAGCAACTTGTCCCGAAGGGAGTCAACTAATGCCAATGACAGTATCTAACCGTATTGTCAATGGTACGTGGACACCTACCCCGATTGGTTCGGACAGTGTGGACACTGCTAACAATCCTAGCGGTTTCAATAATTATGCCGCTGGTAGAAAGGTTTATGGTGGTGGCCGATCTATGCCTAATGTGGGCCCTGTTCTTAATCGACTGGGTTATTCGCAGCGAGATAATGCAGCAGAGGCTAGAAAGTCAGCTATCCTTCGACGACTAAAGTCGCAGGATACACCTAATTCTGCGTACACCTACACCAATGGAGTGTACGGTGGCTAATTACACAATTAAAAAGGGTGATACTCTTGGTGCGCTAGCTAAGAGATATGGTATTTCTGTTAACGAACTTGCCAAGATGAATGGTATTAAGAACGTTAACAGAATCTATGCGGGCGCAAATCTAAAGGTACCGGATAGGAACAATAATCCGGCACCAAATCCTACGCCTGCACAACCTTCTGCACCAGCACCACAAACACCTACACCCCCTCAGCCACCCTCAATTGATCAATGGCTAGCTGGTGATTCTATGTACCAGTCTCAGCTAGCTAACTATCAAAAGGCTCGAAACGATTACGATACTCAATATAATCGTCAGATCCAGGATAAAGAACGTGAATACGGGCAGACTACTCGGCAAATGGGTACACAAGCTGAAGTAGATAGAGGCCAGCAAATGAATGACTTTGCTGGTCGAGGGGTTCTGAATTCAGGTGTATATGCTAAAGCCCTTAGTGATTACAACACTGATTATAACACCCGACTTCAGAACCTATTGCAGGGTAAGACAGACACTGTGAATAATCTGTCTGATGCACGTACTAATTATCTTCGAACCCTGCAAGCTGAAGAAGACACAGCAAAGCAGGATGCTATTAGACGACGTGCTCAGCAATTTGGGGTGTAATTGTGGCTAGGAATACATTTAGTGATTCAGGGGATAGTAATAGCCCATATCGCAAGCCTACTGGTCCTGTAGGTGGGGATACGGGAGGGAGTGCTTTTCAGCAGCAGCTAATGAATAAGTTGTCAGCTGCTGGTGGGGGAGGGAATTCTAATCCCTATGCTAATCCTTTTCCTAATCGTGTTAACCCAAATTCACTAGGGAATCCTACGCAGCAGTCAGGTGGTCCTATGTACGGACCTCCTATTTATGATGCTCAAGGTAATGCAACAATTATGGGCCAAATTGTGCCTGATGTTTGGCCCCATACCACACCCAATCCTTTGCCTGGACCGGTTGATCCGTATCAGCAGCTACAGCAGCAACTTATGGAGCAGCTTAATGCAATCCAAGTCCAGCAAACACCTATTGAGAAACTCCGAGCTGCGGCAGAAGCGGCTGCATCTAGAGAATACGATCCTCAAATTTCAGGTCTTGAAGCGGAAATCAAGAACACCCAGGGTCGTGCACAAACGGGACAAACTCAATCTCGAGACATGTACAATGCCCTAGCACAGGATTTGGCTAATCAGCTGCCTAATATTACTCAGCAATATAAGCAGGCTGAAGATGCCACAGCACAGCGGTATGACCAGGCCATGCAACAAATGCAGGGTGGATTTCAGCAGCAGCAAAACCAGCAGCAGGACATTCTTAATCGTCTGGGTATTCAGGCTGCTATGGGTGATCCTTCCATGCAGCGCGCAAATCAGGATCAGCAGTATTTTCAGAATCAATTTAATCTGAGTAAGCAGCAGAATCTTGACGCACTTAATCAGATGCAGAATACTGATACTGGTTACAATCAGAAGATGCAGGGAAATACTCGACTGGCTGGTGAAAATAGAGCTCAAGATATCGGGCGGGATCTTGAGAGCTATATGACTGGTGCAAACGCTAAGATGGGTTCGCTTCGAGCTGGTAAGGCTTCTGCAATTGAACAACTTATTGCTCAGTTGGAGCAGCAGGATGCGGCTCGCGTTAGTCAGTCTCAGCAGAATGCATTTCAACAGGCTATGGCTATGAACAACTTTGGCTTGGATATGCTCAAGACAAAGAATCAGAGTACGCAGGCTGATAACGACCTTATGCTTAAGCTTATGGAATTGCAGCAGAAGCAGAACTCCGGCTTTGGTAATATTGGCGGTATTGATTCTGCTACAAACTACCTTGCACGCGTTAATCCGCAGGATCAGGCTAAGTCTCAGCAGCTCATGGATATCTTCAATAAGCTTCTTATGAGTCCTGACATTGTTTCGGGCAAGCAGGTTATTACTGATCCTGGTACTGGTCAGAAGACTAATAGCCCTATCACAAATGAATATGCCATGAACCGCTTGCGGGAAATGGCCTTGCAGAATAAGCTGGGGGGTAACGATATCAACACCCTGATGAATATGTATCAGCTGTATTCTAAGCGTTAGGAGTTTCCGATGCTCGAAGGTTTCAAGCCTTTGGACCTCTCGGCATTGGGTGTGAAGTCGCTAGGCGGACCTGTAAATTGGGAAAGCCTAGCGACTTCTTTGCGTGCAACACCCAATACTAATCAGCTGGCTAAGAAGTTGGCTGCTGGTGCTAATTGGGACTTTCAGCCTGAAAAGGCACCGGAGCCCGAAGTACCGGAGAAGCCTTCTTTTCTATCCGGACTTTTTGACCTCATCAGCACCCCAAGTTACATGCTGATGAATGCTATTGATAAGGGTATGTCCGGCGCAAATAAGGCGAAAAAGGAGGGAGGGAACCAGGCTCATGACTTCTTGGTGGGTCTGGGGGAGGGGGCAGTAAGGGGTCTGGGAGCCGGTCTAACGGGCGCAACTGCGATGTTCGGTGCAGACGAGCTGCCCAACGTGCTCAAGAACGATAAAAAGTACGCAGCGGATGTAATTAGGAATCAAACCGGAATCGAACCTATTCAGGGCCCTGATGGGAACTTCTATGTTCAGAGTGATTTTGACAAGGGTGACCTTTCAAAGCCTCTGACAGAAGATCAGGCCAAGAAAATGCAGCTGGGTATCAGTCTTGGTGGTCTTGGTCTGGATATTGTTAGCGATCCTCTTAATCTTATTCGGATGCCTTCTATCGCTTCCAAGGCCAAGAATCTGGAAAAGATCGAGGAGATTCCTGGCTCGACTGGTAAGGGTATTAAGACAGAAGAAATTCCTGCTCTCAATACCATGCCCAAGACTTCTGTAGCGGAAACATCTAAGCCCGTACCTGTAAATGTTTCTGGTTCTGTCCCACTTCCTACTAAGGAATTGGGAATCAAGAACGCTATTACCCAAGCACCAATTACCCCTACTGAAGCTGTCCCTAATTTTGATGACTTTCTTCGCTCTATGATGAACGAAGGGGAACTTAATGCAGCTAAGGTAGAACCGGTTCTCCAGACCTTGCATCGGGGTTCAATCCTTGATGAAAATGTCCAAGCTAACATTGCTTCTCGTCTGTCCCAGATTACGAAGTACGGCATGGACTCAAAGAAGATGATCAAAGAAGCAACTGATATGCTTCGACGTCGTCATCCTGGATTGGATTTTCCGAATGTTGAAGATTATCTGGAGACGTTGCGGACTGCTAGTCCTCGTTTCTTTGAAATTTTTAACTATTCAGGGAAGAATGCGGAACGGGCACAAGTAAGTGCAAAGGTACGTGCCCAGGTTCTGGATAAGTTTAAAGAGGCTGTAAAGCAAGATGCCCTTCTTTCCCCTATTGCTAAGGGAAAAAAGGGTATTGGGGTTAAGGGTGCTGCACAGGTAATTGATGAGAATCCGATTGCTGGACGCCCGATTCCTCTTTCAGGGAAGCTTGGAAACGCTGAATCTGTAATTCTTAGTGATGTAATTAAGAAGTACTCCAATGAAGTAACTACTGGTATGTTTAAGACCGCAGCGAATCCTACAAAGCTTGCGGCTTCTCTCGCCAGTGGGTCAACTGCAAAGTGGAACGCAGCGAAGCAAGCCAATGTATGGGATACAATTGTCCATAAGCTAGTAGGAACTGGAAATCTAAAGTACGCAACTCCTTCACGCTACACAAAGGCTATGCAGATGCTGCGAGCTTTTGAAGATCACTATATGTCTATGGGACACACACCTTATTCTGCAATTAAAATGGCAGATAGTGTACCGCTGCGACTTAGTGATGTTGTAGCTAGAATTGGTCCAAAGGAGTTTGCACGCCATGGTGACCTCATCACAACAATCCTCCGAAGTAGCCTTACTGGCAATGTTTCGGAGACTGCGAAGAAGGCAATCAAGAGTAATCCGGAATTGGCAAGGACTATCTCCCAAGCAGTACAAGATGCGAAGGCGGGAGCTGCAATTTCTGAGGCACCCGAAGTAGCTAAAGCTATTGAAGGTGCACGTGTAGCACTAAACCTTATTGATGAAAATGCTATGTCTGCTGCACGTAGGCATGAAGCAATTGATGCTACAGCAAAGATGGCTTATAACTTTGCCCGTGGGGGAGCCCCAGGACATATGGCTCAGCAGGCTATCCGAGATATGTATAACCTCGGTGATCCTGTAGACCTTGCTGTGTCTTCCAACAAGATGAATACATTGAGGCAACTTTCTCATGACACAATCAATCCCGCCTGGTCAAATGGACCCGCAATCACAAGAGCTATTGAGGGAACTCTTGGAAGTCTCTCAGCAGCTGGACGAGAAGTTGGCCCGGCAGCTAAGACTCTTGAATGGCTTGGTGCACGATTTAACGCATGGTACAAGAATCCCGACATGCGCCCGGTGTATCTCGAACAAATCGGATCAGCCAGGGCCTCTGTAGGGAGAAGAGCAGAACAAATCAATGAGATTGTAAAGAAGTATGGAAATAATGGTGATGAGTGGAACGCAGCGTGGAATGTAGCTAGGGGTGCTACAACCACAGGAAATCAGAATGTTCAAAATATTGCTAATGAGATTCAAAAGGTTATGGAGAATCTTTTTGGCACTTCTGGACTTCGAACTATCGCTGGCTTTGAAGATAGTGTTGTAGGACGAGCTCAAATTATCCGTAAGGATTTGAACAGTCAGCTTAAGCGATTCGGTATCCCCAGGGAGTTTTCAAAGACCCTGGGTATTGAATGGATGGATGACTGGAAGAATTGGGATAATCTTGAGAATCCCATGCAACTTCTGTTTAAGATTCAAAATGCTGTAGAAATGGCCGTACGAACTCGCTCTATGTATGATGAGATTATCGGTCGTTTCGGTAGGTACCATAATGCTCTCGGAAAGAGTACTGATTATGGTCATAAGTTGCCAAAGGAGATTCTGCGGAATCACCCTTATTTTCAGAACGTACGATTCACTGAAGAAGGTGTTCAACAAGCTGAATATTTCTTCAAGGCGTACGACGAAATGTTGAAGCCTGGCAGTAAGTTTGTCCAGGAACTTGAAGGCATTATGTCTAAGTGGAAGTCGTCCGTAACTATTTATCGGCCTGCACACTATATCCGTAACCTCATCGGAGATGTTACGTTTAATTGGTTGGCAGGAGTTAATGGTACTCGTGCGTATTCTACTGCGCAAAAGGTAATGAAATCGCAGAAGGGTATGTACGAATGGGACGAAATCGGCGATCTTACCAGTCCGGATGCCCTAAAAAGAGCACTCAGCGGCACAGCACAAAGTGGGCCCGCAGGGCAAAAGATCGCCTTGACTATGAAGAATGGTCAGAAGATTACAAACGATATGGTCTATATCGCAGCTTTCCAGAAGGGACTTCTACCAAGTGCGCGGGTTCTTGAAGACATTCCGGATGATGTTGCTTCTAAGGGTCTCAGCGGCGCTCTTGGGCGTATTGGTCTTCCTGGTAAGATGCGTGGGAAGGGACAAGCGTTTGCCCACAACATTCATGAGCAGCGCGACCACTTCGTACGTCTCGCACATTTCATTGACGTATTGAGTAAGAGTCGCAAAAGTTTTCCGGAGGCGGTCGATGAAGCTACGGCCATTGTACGTAAATGGCATCCTGATGGGATGGACCTCACACCTTTTGAGCGAAAGCGAATGCGCCTCGCCTTCCCATTTTATTCATGGACTCGCAAAGCAATTCCTCTTGTGCTTGAATCCATTTACACCCAACCCGCTAAGGTGGGCCTTTACCCGAAACTTCAATATGGTGCAGGACTTGTATTGGGCGGTCAGGACCCAACAGGAAGTCGATGGCAGGACCCATTTCCCGAGGATCAGTTGTGGCCTGATTACTTCAAGGAGAAGGGGATTGGTCCTATCGCGGGAGTATTGGGAGACTACACATTTGTCAACCCCTCAAATCCCGTACTTGACGTCGCAGCAGAATTTGGACGAATTCCTCAACTTCCAGGAGAGATGTTCGCCCAAGGGGGTTTTGACCCCGCATCCTTGGGTGGGGTGGGAGGGATGCTAAATCCTCTTGCTAAGGTTCCTGCTGAGATTTTGACTGGTACGAGTATGAGTACAGCGGCACCAATTAAGGACTGGACACAATATGCAACCGGTCAGATTCCGGGTGTAGCGGACGTTTCTCGACTCACAAATGTTGATGTGGGTGGAGCTTCGCCTAAGTTTGCAGATCAGGGATTTGGTAATATTCAAGGTATTATCAATTTGCTGACTGCTGCCGGATATCAACAGACTACACCCAAGACTGCTGTATCGGGTCAAATGGATATGCGGGAGTATCTTAAGAGATTGCGTGAAGGCTGATGCCCCCACTTAAGGTGACAACAAATGCCCCTACAGTTCTCGCTAGTAATCCAAATCAGACGCAAGAAGCGCAACAAAAACAAGTCACTCCAGGTCAATCATTCGCCCAATATTATCAAAGGCTCCGTACTCAACAAGGAAACCCAAGTTGGGAAGTTGACCAACGAACAGACCTGATTCAAGACATTGCAAGTAAGTCTGGGAATCAGATTGATGTAAATAAATACGGTATCGTTAAGGATACCAAAGCTCCTGACTTGAATGCTGCTTTTGAGCTCCCCACAAAGAGATATACAGATATGGGAGCTCTTGCTACACAAGCAGAAGAAGAAAGATCTGCATTTAGACAAAGAAAGCAACTTGAAGATCTACTCAAGAATTTCAATGTAACAAATGAGATCACCGCCCAACTACCGGATGCTGAATACCAGCAGCAACGCCAACCTAATTATACTGGACCTGGATCTAATACAACGGGCGGTAAAGCCGTTGATATGGCCATGCAGGTCTATAAGAATAAGGTACCTTATGTATGGGGTGGAAACTCTCTAACACAAGGTGTTGACTGTAGCGGACTGGTGCAACAAATTTATGCTAAGCTGGGAGTTAAACTTCCACGTACAACTTATGAGCAGGCAAAATCCGGTCGAACAGTTCCTATGAATCAATTGCAACCTGGTGACCTATTGTTCTACAACACGGGTGCTTCTGATCCTAATGGAATTGGTACCTATTCTCACGTAGCAATCTACGCGGGGAATGGACAGATCATTGAAGCTCGCGGTAGACAGTACGGTGTACAATTCGGACCCATGAGAAATCCCACCCTGGCAGTTCGCCCGTATTAGCACCCATTTAGCCTAGCACTTAGTGCTTGAAAGAGTGGACGTTCCGGCGCATACTCGTTTGCATGACAGCTGAGATGTTTTCTTGGCAAGAGTTGGCGCGTTGTCGTGGTTATGATACGTCCTATTTTTTCTTGGACGAGAAGGGTAACCACTCCAAGACAGCCTTTCGAGCCCTATGCGACAGTTGTCCTGTGAAACAGATGTGTCTGGAGGATGCTATTGTCTACGATGCATATGGTGTCTGGGGTGGGCTAACACATATTGAACGACGAGCTAAGTATGGCGATTCGTACCGTAAAGCTATCATCGAAGAACGTGAAGAGATGGGGGAGTACGTACATCTTTACGGTACAGCTGAATAAAACAAAAATCCCCGTGAACTGAAAGGTTCACGGGGATTTTTGCTGGCTCGCTACTCTTCTTCGTCTTCTGTCGGTTCTAGCAAACCTTGCTCAACAAGTTCATTGTATTCAATTAGTTTTGCTTCTCGTTCCTGCTCTGCAATATCCATCTCTTCTAGAGTATTTTGCAGAGCAATGGAGAAGGCTGCCTCTTTTGCTGCTCTATCAGCTTCGAGAGCCTCTCTCGCTGCTGCATATGCCCTAGGTTCAATGACCTTGGGAATTCTTCCGTCCCAACGTTCGCTATCAGTTTTTCCGTAGATATTCCAACTGATACCCAACTTTTTCAGGGACTCGGCCCGGCAAATATCGGAGCAATAAGCCACCGGTGCGTGGGTGTGGGCAAAGGTCTCCCCACAGTTTTTGCACTCTTTCTCTTCAAAGTGTGCCCCACGAGTTTCAACATAATAAAGGACACTTTCTGCTTCGAGTCGCCGTCGGAGAGCAGCTCGATAGATTTGATCCTCTAGGTCTGCCGAAATATCTTTCCCATTTGGTGCAACCTTTTCTTGCACAGGTTGCCCAGTAAAGGGATTCACCATCTCTTGGACTGTAAGGCTAGATGCATCAATTCCCATCTTGCCGAACAGACTCTTAAGAGAAGGCATTCTTGATTTACGACTGCGTCGCTCAGCCATAATTTTCCCTACAGGTCGTATGGTGAAGGCTGCGGAAGCCTCTTCTTAATTACGCCCTTCTTTTCAATATAGTGAAGTCCATGGAGTAGAGCCGACTTATCATCCGGGATATGCACCCCTTCCTTGGGAATCTTAATACCATGATGTGATGCTGTACTGCGGAGAATCTGTGCGTTCTGATAAGTTAGAGTAGATCCTGTAGCAGCAACAAACAACCGAATCATACCGATCGCCTGTGATACCTCCATCCTAGACCCAGATTGTTCCAAAGCCTTGTCAGACCGGAGATAAAAATCCTCACAGATTACCTCGTACACAAATCCCGTATACATGCTCGGCCTACTTTGTGCCGCTGCCTTGGCCATCAACATTGCCGCCATCAACTTTTCAAAATCGTTGATATGATATGTTGCATTATTCTTCAATACTCCCTTACGGGTAAATGTTGCTACGCCAATGCGCTTCCCGGGATCGAACGCAATATATCGAACCATGTCATCTAGGATCGGATCATTCGGATAAACTTCATCGAGTCCAGTATTCGGATTCAGTGGCAAAGTAGACATCAAAATTCACATCCTTCTCAACCTCGGACATAATCTCACCGATGATTTGCAAGTACCGTTCTGCCTGTGATTCTCGGATCTCAAACAAAATAGAGTCATGAACCTGTAGCAGCATCCTACAGTCAGGATTATCAACTTCTTCAAAAAGTCTGATCATCGCTGACTGGACGATTTCAGCGCCACCACCTTGCACAAGAGAGTTATACGCCTTCCTCGTCTCAGATGCAAATTGGTACCGCCGCACCCGTCCTGACCATAGGTTTGTCCGCATGGTGCGCTTGGCGTATGCATTCTCCTGGCGTGCGTGTTCGACCATTCGATCATGCTTGGCCTCCCACTCAGCGTAGAACTTACCTGCTTCGGTGTTCTGCACATATGCATGAGCTTGAGCATAATGTGGTGAATTCCGATTAAAGTAGGCATCTACTACAGCCTGTGGGATATTTTCACCCAAGGTAATTGCAACCTTGAGCATAGAAGCAAGATACAACTTTGCATATGTAGTTGTCTTCATCTTGCTTCGATTCTCTTTAGTAAGAGGAATCCCAAACTGCTTACACAGCTGCCAGAAGACGTCTCTATCTTCTTCTGTCCACATTTCAGGTTCTTTTGAGCGGTTGAACACATCAATAATGTTCCACTGCTCAGCGTATCCAGAACCTAGGCGATATTCCAGCTGCGAATAGTCACGACCGGCTAGGACAAACCCTGGTTTTGCTTTAAAAGCCTTGAACTTAAGATCACCATTCCACTCCTTTTGTGAATCCTTGGGAATGTTTTGGAGATTCGGGTCGTTACTCGATAGACGTCCGTTTTTCGTACCATTTCGATTATAATTAGTACGGAGTCGTCCGTCAGGGGAGAGCTTATTCAGGTAGGGAATATAGTTGTTACTGCGAACGTGGGCCCATCCTCTGTAGCGAAGAATCTTTTGCGCTACATCAGAGTTCTTACCCATATCTTCACGAGCTTGAAGAATGGCATCGTATTCAGCCATTGCAGTCTTGTCAAACGAAGGTGCACCAGTCTTCGTCTTATACTCAGGGAGTAGAGGAAGTTCAATCATCTTGAACAAGTCAATCAAGTCATTACGACTTGTCGGCTTCTTTCGGCCAATGCTGAAGAAAATCTCGTCACAAATACTTTCTGAGATTCCAATTTGCCTTCGACAAAACTCCTGGTCAATCAAGATTCCACGAGATTCCATCGCTACAAGCACATCTGAGAACTTTTGTTCGCGTTCCCAGAAATTAGGAAGTGCCTTACGGAAAGCCTTAGCCAACGTTATCCCACCCGTCTTCCCTTCGGAGCATACGTTGCTTTGTGCATGAATCTAGGGCATAGGTGAAAGCAAAATCCCATGTATCGAAATAATGAACTTCACCTACTTTCATGTGAAGGATGGGTTCATTAATGTCTTGCTCGAATGCTACCCACCGGAAAACAGGAAGTAGCCCTAGTCCTTCCGGAAATGGAAGCATGATTCGCTTTACACGCCATCTTGTTACAGTCTTCGCATCTGCCATCATAAATCTCCTCTACTGGAAAGAAAATCTCACAACGAATACATCTAAACTCATCTAGTTCCAATATCCCATCTCCACGAAATAGGGCCAAAGCCATTCGAAGACCTGAATTGTTAGTTCAACGTCCCCCGTAGCATAATCCCCCATTACGTGTACTGGAAACTTATACCCGTTCCTCCATCCTAGACCTTTTCCTTGCTTCTCCCAAAAGTCAAAGTACATCTGCCATTCGGGAGATTTACGCTTTCCCTCGATCTTCATGATTTCTGTGGTAAACCTATCAAGACCCTTCGGCCAATTAGGATTTACCAGATGGATCATCGTTGGCGTATCAAACCAGTAACCCTTAAATTCATGTCCAAGAGTCAAAAGAGCCGGATGGTCATATTGACGGTTGTGCATGATTGCTGGATTTTTCTTAGTCCGCTTGTCAAAAGCTGCGAACAAAGCTTCTTGGAACTTAGGAGGTAGATTCTTATCCTCTTCGGCGTGTCGAAAAGGGAAGTACCTAGACCAGAGAGACCAGTTATCATCTGGGTTCCTACCACCTACAGAAACACCGTAACTCCAATCTCTTCCATCCCGAATCCCATCAATACCCGTACCTTCTGTGTCGATTGCAATATATGGACTCCGCTCAATAAGAAACAGGCTTTCGCTAAAGTCCGAAGCCGAAAGACTCACGGGCGGTAGGTCCCTTCTTGGCTGTTGATTGACTAGGTACCGGTGCTTGAATTAGTTCATTGAAGATTTGGCCTGACTTTCGCATCAAACCCGTGCCCCGATCCATAATAACAGGATATGAGGTAGAGTTAGAGAAGTCGTTCTTAAATCGAGTCTTCAAGAAGCGAACATCAATAGACAATCCTACTTCTTCTGATTCCTTTTCTCGTTCCCTTTCAAGACCAATTACACTATCTGCATTTGCTGCGATTGCCGCTGAGCCGAATAGATCATCTAGTTCCTTTGGCTTGTGCCCAGAACCTGGAATACTCTTTCGTGTATGAGCGTTCATAACAATGGCACAGTCAAGAAATTCTCGGATCTGGTCCATATTCTCCAGAGATTCCTTAACTTGTTCCTCATCTGAGAGTTTCTTTGCTACAGATACAGTCGCACTGTCCACAAAGATAACATCAGGCTTGCTAATCTGTACTCGTGTAGCAAGAGGTACAAGATGCTTGAGATTGTAGAATGTAAGTGGGTAGGCTTCTGCGTATGTTAGGTAATTTTCCTTAGCCCACAGTTTCTCCTCTTCTGTAAGAGAACTTCGAAGGTCAATCCATCTCTGTTTCAGCGACATTCGTCGCATCTCAAGAGAAAGATTTAGAACTCGAAGTCGCCTACCTTCTGGATGTGCGAAACCCACAAAATCTGTCCCCATGCACAGACGCAGCGCCATTTCCTGTGCAAAAACGGACTTGCCAACATTCGGGGGACCTGCCAGGTACAAAATGCCTCTCTTTGGCAAGATACCCGGGATAATCCAATCCATGTCTTCGGTGTAATCAATTAGATCATCCATACCGTAGACTTGAATTCCCCCATCGCTAGCAACAAACCCGGTAGGAAGGCTACTAACTTTTTCAATCGCTGCTGTAGCATCTTCTACAGCAGGGTTTGTCACCTTATACGGAATCTTGGCGCGAGCCTTTGCAACGATTGACAAGATTTGCTTATCT